AGCAGCTCTAAACGAGTTCTTGTCATATGAGGCTACAAGCGCAACCCCGGACAAGATGATGCTTATCGAGTCGGCGCAATTCTCTGCACTGCAAATGGCCCAAATATGCAATATCCCGCCGTACCTGCTGGGCGTACCTACAGGGTCTTACGCCTACACCAATAGTCGTGAGTCCCGCGTTGATCTATGGCTGTATGGCACTAAGACCTACGCCGAGTGCATCGCTTCTACCCTGTCAAGCAACAGTGTGCTGCCAGTAGGTACTTACGTGGAGTTTGATTTTGAGGAATACTTAGGCGAGGTAGAAACCGCCAACACAAACCGCAACGAAAACATAGAAGAAGTCGAAACAGGAGAAAACCGAGCATGATTAAGTTAAACGCCCAAGCCGTCACCATTGACGCCGCCGCAGGCGAGACACAGACCCGCACGATCACTGGCGTAGCCGTACCTTACGGTGAGACCGCCACAGTGTCGGACGGTACACAAGTACGTTTTGAGCAGGGCGCGCTACCCGTTGAGGGCAAGGCACCCAAGTTGTTTATGTATCACGACTCGTCTATGCCAGTTGGCTTAGTGACTGAGCGCGTGGACACCGAGGAAGGCATGATGTTTTCAGCTCGTATTTCTGCAACCGCCGCCGGAGACGAAGCACTTACGCTGGCGCTAGACGGGGTTTTGGACTCTGTAAGTGTTGGCGTGAACCCCACAAAGTTTTCTTATGATGATGAAGGCACAATGGTTGTGACTGAGGCTGAGTGGCTGGAATTAAGCCTTGTGCCAATTCCTGCTTTTGCAGGTGCAGTCATCGAAAAAGTGTTAGCATCAGCACAAGAACCCGACACAGAACCCACATCAACCGAAGTCGAGGAGACAGAAACCGTGGACGCAGTACAGCCCGAAGCAGTCGTAGAGGCCGCTACACCAACCGCACCAATTCCCGCAGCACCAAAGCGCAACTTTGGTATGCCCTCTGCCGGTGAATACATGGCCGCTTACCACATTGGTGGCGAAGTATGGCAGCGTGTAAACGCAGCAGCCGTTGAGGTAATGAAGTCAAAGCAGACAGCACTCCAAGCAGCTGCTGGCGATGTGCTTACAACTGACACCGTTGGCTTGCTCAATGTCAGAGTGTTGGGCAACGTATTTGAGGACCTTAACTACATCAGACCTGTAGTGGCAGCCGTGGGCGCTCGCGCTTTTCCAGACGGTGGAACACAAAAAACCTTTATTCGCCCAACATGGACAACCCACACTGAAGTCGGTGCACAGTCACCAGAACTTAACGGTGTTGCAGCACGCACACCAGTAATTGCGTCCAACGTTGTAAGCAAGACCACACTTGCAGGACAAGTCACACTTTCCGCACAGGACATTGACTTTACTTCACCTGCCGCTATGGAAATTATCTTGCGCGACCTTGCAGGCCAATACATGCTTCAGTCAGACGCAGTAGCTTGTGCTGCAATTCTTGCAGGAGACACTGCATCGGGTTCTACATGGACAGTGACCGCAAACGACCCAAGCACCTTAATTGCAGCCCTTTACGATGCAGCAACTGACATCCTTAAGGCAACCAACTTCTTGCCCGATCACATCTTTGTCAGCCCAGATGTATGGCAAAAACTTGGTGCACAGTTGGACGCAGACAAGCGTCCAGTGTTCCCATACACAGGTGCAGCAGGACTCATGGGCGTGAATGGCATGGGCACAGCCAATGTCACCGCCATGAACACGTTTAACCCACTTGGCTTAAACCTTGTCGTAGACCGCGCGTTTGCGGACGGCACAATGGTTGTAGCACGCGGTCAAGCAATTGAGTTCTACGAGCAAATCCGTGGCATTATGAGCGTTGAAGTCCCAAGCACATTGGGCCGCACATTCTCCTACTACGGATACGTTTCCACCTTTATCGCGGACGGCGATCAGGTCAAGAACATCGTTGTCGCCTAATCCCGAAAGGCGGTACCGTCATGGCGGTATTTAACATTACGTCGCGTATGCGTTTGGACGATTACTCAGTCGTCCAGACGCTTACGAACACGGACATTACCCCCGGTCAAAGCATCACCATTGCGGGCCTCGGTGACGGTTTTGATGGCACTTTTCTAGTGTTGGCTTGCCCACAATACGAGTACGTAGGGGTAGAGACAGACGGCACATTGATGTTTGATGAGACGGTGCCACGTCCTAACCAGTTGTTGTTTGTTGATGTTGGCGACAACTTTGAGTACGAGGCCGAGTTGCTGGGCACTGTCACTTGGACATTGACGTGCACTTGGATTACGAACACACAGATTAGTAACTACCTAGACATTCCTCTAACAAGCACTAACGCCGCTGCCTTGTTGGTGCAGTGCGCTGCAGCTGCTAACGCTTTTGCTTTTCGTAGGCGTTCCGAAGCGGGCTACCTGCAGGACAGTCTTACAACTAGCCCCGGTGGCGATGTCACCCTCGGCACAATCATGATCGGCGCTGCTTACTTCCGTCAGCAAGGCTCGTACACGGCGCTGGCATCGTTTGACGGTATGGGTAGCCCACCTGCTAACGGCATTACACCTATGGTGTTGCAACTATTGGGCATTAACCGCCCGCAGGTTGCCTAATGGCCTTACCATACAACGACCTGTTTAACGAGGCTTTAGACGACCTCTCAGCCACGCTCAAGACCATTACAGGCTTGCCTGTGGCGATAGACCCCCGCCAGATAACTACGTCTTGTGTGTTTATTGACGCGCCCTCGTTTGATGCGTGGAACTACAACATTGTGCGTATGGATTTTCCCGTGAAAATAATTGGCTCGGGCCCCGGCAACCTTGACGCCTTGCGTGATCTGTTGCAGATTGCGTCCAAGTTGCTCGCCAAGAATGTTGCCGTGAAGTCGGGTAACCCTACGGCTGTGTCTATTGGTGGCGCAGACTATCCTGCTTATGACATTGTTATTTCTGTCCAAGCCCAAACCGCGTAAGGAAACCATGTACAAGATTGTTAGCCCCCGCATCGGAACCCCCGGCGATGAGTTTGTGCCCGTGGCGGGCGTAAACCTAGACGCGCTTATCGCTGGCGGTTTTATTATCGAAGTCGGAAAACCTAAAAAACCGAAGCAGGAAACTGCTAATATCCAAGACAACAAGGAGTCATAATGGCAACAAGCACCTACCTTTCTAACCCAGTAGTAACAGTGAACTCGGTAGACCTCACCGACCAATGCACAGCAGCTACTGTTACACATCGTTTTGACCAGTTGGAAGCCACCGCGTTTGGTGACACTGATCGTAAGTATGTCAAAGGTTTAGGCAACCACGAAGTGACCCTGTCGATGTATCTTTCTTACGCATCGTCCGAAACCTACGCCACACTGTCAAGCCTTGTCGGCACCACAACCACAATTCGAGTGCAACCTGCTGCACCCCCTGATGGTGCTACAAACCCCGGCTTTATTCTTACTGGGGCGTTCCTCGCCGAACTTCCAGTAATTAACGCCACTATGGGCGAACTTTCTACCGTAGACGTTACTTTTGTTGGTGGCGTGTACTCCGTAGACACCACCGTTTAAACCGCTCATACTCTGAGCCCGACTAAGGAGACAACATGAAACTAACCCTTGCAGTAGACCTAGGGGACGGCCCCGTACAGGTGGCAACTAACCTTTATGTCATTGTGCAGTATGAGCGCAAGTACAAGCGCAAAGCATCCGAAATGGCATCCAGTATTGGCTATGAGGATTTGCTTTTTCTTGCGTACGAGTCCTGCAAGGTTCACGGCGTCACAGTGCCCGTAGTCTTTGACGACTTCATTAAACGCGCCGTGTCCATTGAGGTAGTAGAACAAGAGCAAGACGAAAACCCTACCCACGGGCCACTTACCGATACGCATTAGCAGCTCTGCTACTTCGCACAGGGTATTGGCCCAATGGGATAGACTTTGACATTAAAGACCTGCACACGGTTGATGCGATAGTCAAGGAACAAAACAAAAATGCCCGTTAATAACACCATAGAAGTTGCAGGTGTTAAGGACGCGCTACGCGAGTTAAACAACTTAGACAAGAAACTGCGCCGCCAGATTACAAAGGACTACAACGTCATAGTTTCGCCTATTGTCAATGATGCTAAAGGGCTCGTACCCAAAGAAGCGCCGTTGTCGGGTTTTAACCGGTCTTGGACGCCACAAGGTGCGTCTAGCCCTGTCTTACCGTTTGGTGCTACTAGCGCACCGCGCGAGCCTCAGGTGCGCCCACGCTGGCAACAGTCCGCACAGGGCCGTAGATCTATGGGCAACTGGCTTAAATGGAACGCAGGCATAAAGGCTTATATATCAGGCAAACGACCTAAAGAGTTTAATGGCTACACCAAAAACCTTGCTACTTTTGGTGTGCGGTGGCAAGGCCCTGCGGCGGTTTTATTTGACACTTCTAACACTGCCCGCAGCGAGCAAGGCCGCCAAATGGTTGCAGCTCTTAATTCTAAGTTTGGCAAACCGTCTCGTTCTATGTGGCGTGCCTACGAGCGCCAAGACGAAAAGGTGCAACGCGAAATGCGCAAACTTGTTAATGACATTATGGAAGCCGTAGACCGAAAGACAAGGATTTAGCCGTGGCGATTAACATTCCGATTATTACCGACTTTGACGGTAAGGGCATTCAGCGAGCCCGTAAAGAGTTTGACCAGTTAGAAGGCGCTGGCGCTAAGGCTGGCTTCGTTCTGAAAAAAGCGATGCTTCCCGCTACTGCTGCTATTG